GCGTAATTAAGCAGACAAGTGCTGCCGTATCTGCAACTAACCCTTCATACACAGCATCTGTATTGGTTAATAACCTACAGAATGTAAATGGCGCAGTAGCTGATATATCATCACAAAGCATTACATTCACCTGCAACAGCACAGTAGCTGTAGCAGTAGCATAAGGAGTAATAATGGCAAAGCTAAAGATAACAAGGGCTAATGGCGAAGTATCTGAACACAAGATTACGCCAGGTGTCGAGTACGCTTTCGAGTTAAAGTATGGCGCAGGTATTAGTAAAGTCCTACGTGATCACGAGAGGCAGACTGAGATTTATTTCTTAGCGCATGAGTGCTTACGTAGGGCTAACGTAACTGTACCTATATTTGGTATTGAGTTTATAGACAGCTTAGAAACTGTCGAGGTATTAGACGAAGAAAAAAAATAGTACAGCGTGATTCTACGCTCTACACGATAGCAAGTTTGTCTGTAGAGCTAGGGATTGCGCCTAGTGAGTTCATTAACATGGACGCAGAAATGCTACGAGCAATCGTGCAGGTACTTAGCGATAGAGCAAAGGAGATTAAAAATGCCCGTAGTCGTAACAGGCGTTAAACAACTCCAAAAGGCTATGAAAGATGTTGACAAAGACCTGAACAAAGAGATGTCAAAGAATATTAAGCAGGCTATGTTAATTGTGCGAGATCGGGCACGTGGTTATTTACCGGCACAAAGTGATGTGTTAAGCGGCTGGGGTAAAGGCACTGGGTCAATGGAAACTGTTAAAGATCCTAATAGATTATTTCCACCGTATGATTATGCCTTAGCAAAAAGCAAGGTTGCATATTCTGCAGGTCAAAATAAAAGCAACGACAAAGGATTTAAAGCTGCATTTTATGTGTTTAACAATTCTAGATCAGGCGCAATATTTGAGACTGCAGGCCGCATAGGTAGGCCTAGAAATAATAGATCGTTAAACCCTAATGCACCTGTGCAATTTAATGCAGCTGCAGAGATGCTGTCTAGCATGAAGGGTCAAGGCAAGCAACGTGGTCGTGTTATCTATCGTGCTTGGGATGAGACTAAAGATGTAATTATACCTAGAGTAGTCAATGCTATTGACACAGTAGCAAAGAAGTTTATTAAAGACACAGAGATCAGAAGGGCTGCATAGTGCCTAATTTAATTGTCAGCGCAGTCAGCACCTTTGATAACAAAGGATTAAAAAAAGGTAAGAAAGAAATAACAGCCTTCGACAAGAATGTGCAAAGTCTAGGCAAAACTTTTGCCAAAGTATTTGGAACTATAGCCATAGCAAACTTTGCAAAGAATGCAGTCAACGCATTTATAGAATCAGAGAAGGCAGCCGCTAAATTACGCACGACAGTTAGCAACCTAGGCTTAGAATTTGAGCAACCAGGCATAGAAGATTATCTAAAGAATCTATCCTTGCAGTTTGGCATAGTAGATGAGAGTTTGATCCCGGGTTTCCAGCGTTTGCTTATTGTAACTAAGGATGTCGCTAAGGCACAGAGTTTATTTGAGACTGCACTAAACGTATCAGCAGGCACTGGCAAGGATCTAACAGCTGTATCTACAAGCCTATCTAAGGCTTACCTAGGCGATAACGCAGCACTAGGCAGGTTAGGTGTAGGACTAAGCAAGGCACAATTAAAGTCAGCATCGTTTCTAGAAGTACAGCGAACACTTAACGTCAACTTTGCAGGTCAGGCAGCCGCAGCCGTAGAAGGCTATGCAGGCAGTATGGCTAAATTAACTGTAGCCGTAGATGAATCTAAAGAAGCAATAGGCAAGGGCTTACTAGATGCCATAGCAGCACTATCTGGCAGTAACGATATAGATACATTTACAGTAAAGATGGTTAATGCAGCTGAGAAGATAGGCAACGCATTTAGGACTGTAGGCGATGTAATCGGATTACTAAATCCTAATGCAAGCGTAAAAGTAGGCGGCAAGTTCTTACGCAAATCTGATATGACTGCACCTAGATTATCACCAGCCACAAGCAGAGCGATGTTACTAAAGCAAGAAGTTACACAGATTAAAACTGGTGTGTCATTACGTAAGCAAGAGAATGCTTTACTAAAAGCTAAGACTGCCGTAGATCAATTACAAGACAAGTTTGACCTAGAGCGTATAGGACTTACAGCTGCACTAAACGCTGCTACAGATGATGAAACTAAATTACGTGTAAAAGCACAGTTAGCAATATTAGATAATAACGAGGCTTTGGCTAAAAAGTTACTAGCAGAGATGGAAGCGGCAGAGGCTGCTAAAAAGTTAGCCGAACAGGCTCGACTAGCAGGTATGGGCTTAGAGGACTTTGCATTATTTAAAATTAAAACTCTTAATACTAAAATAGATGATTATTTACAAAACACAGCATTAGAAATGGTTAGAGCTTTAAATGCACAGATAGCCGCATTTATAGCTTCATTAGGTGGCGCAGGTAAATTAACTGATAATGGTGGAGGCGGAGGCGGAGGCGGAGGCGGAGGCGGAGGCGGAGGCGGATACTCACCTGAAGTGGTACAGGCTGCAATACTTGACACTAGAGAATTAAACACACGTATAAACGATTTTTTAAGCGGCTTTAGTACAGGTGGCGTACAAAGATCATCATCACAAAGCCCGATGGATATTAAGCTTACAATAGATGGTGGTAGCGACAAGTTAAGTCAGGCTATAGCAGAAAGCATACAGGTGGCAACTAGGTCAGGTTACTCAACAGTACCTGCTGGATTTTTAGTATGACCGTACCAATAATAAATGCAATAATTAACTTTGGCACTGGGCCATCCTTTGCACAAACTGCAATAATTGGACAAGCAATATTTGGCACTAACGTATTAGGCGATGCAGCAGCTGTAATTGTAGATGTATCTAGTCAAGTTAATCGTATTGAGACTAACCGAGGCCGTACTGCATTAGCAGATCAATTTCAGACAGGCGCACTTACCTTACGCATAGTAGATCAGAATGGCGACTTTAATCCACAAAATGTTACTGGCCCGTATTATAACGTTTTAACACCAATGAAAAAGGTTGAGATTACTGCAACATTTAACAGTATTACCTATCCTATTTTCTCAGGATTTATTACCTCTTATGTAACTACATACCCAAGTGAATCTGCAGAAGATGTAGCCATTACAACAATACAAGCTGTAGATGCATTTAGATTAGCGCAGGTAGCACAGATCAGCACAGTTACAGGTGCAACTGCAGGCGACCTATCTGGCACACGTGTTGGCCAAATATTAAATCAAATCTCATGGCCAGCATCAATGCGTGATATAGATGCAGGGCTTACTACTATGCAGGCAGATCCCGGCACTAACCGAACAGCCTTAGCAGCTTTGACGACTATAGCCAATTCAGAATATGGTGCGTTATACGTAGATGCTTCTGGCTCGTTTGTATTCCAAGACAGATCTGTAACTGTTGGATCTATTGGTGCTACACCTACAGTCTTTGCAGACAACGGCACAGGCATAGATTACTTTGATGCCAGTTGGGTACTTAACGATGTGCTTATATTTAACAAAGCTACTATTACTAGGACTGGTGGCACAGCGCAAATAGCTTCTAATGCAGCCAGCATAACTAAGTATTTCTTACACAGTTACTTCTTAGATAACCTACTCATGCAAACGGATGCAGTAGCCCTAGATTACGCTTTGGCTTATGTGGCTAGTAGAGCTGAGACTTCTATAAGATGTGATGCCATTATCCTTGATTTATACACGCCTAACTATGATACAGGCGTAGTTGCAGCCCTAGACCTAGATTTTTTTGATCCTATAACAATTAAAACCACTCAGCCAGGCGGATCGCTGCTACAAAAGACCCTACAGATTTTCGGTGTACGTATGAACATAACACCGAATAGTTGGAAAACAACCTTTACAACACTAGAACCCGTCATCGATGGGTTTATAATAGGCAACGTAGATTATGGGATTTTAGATACCAGCGTCTTATCTTACTAAGGAGTAACAAATGGCAACAGGATTTCCAGCAATAACAGGTGATGTACTTACCAGTGCGATGTTTAATGGTTTAACAGCATTTACAGTAGGTGCTGCTAACACAGTAGATTACACAGCTGTACTTAACGATCAATATCAAGTATTACAAATAATGAACAAAGCCACAGCTGTAGCATTTAAGATACCAACAGATGCTTCTGTAGCGTTTGCAGTAGGCACAGCAATTACAGTATTAAATATTGGTGCAGGTACTTGCACAATTAGCGCAGTAACACCTGGCACTACTACAGTATTAAGTGCTGGCGCAGTTGCAGCATCACCAACACTTGCACAATACAAATCTGCAGTATGTCTTAAAACAGCTGCTAATACATGGTATGTAGTTGGTGGCATTGCATAATGATTGGAAACATAGTTGCAGGTTTAACAGGTGTAAGTGCTTTGCCATTTAGCAATACTGTTGAATATTTAATAATTGCAGGCGGTGGATCAGGTGGCGGTACAGACAATGGTGGCGGTGGCGGTGCAGGTGGCTATCGATGCAGTGTCAGTGGTGAAACTACTGGCGGCGGTGGTAGTGCCGAGTCAGCCTTAACTTTAAGCGCTTCAACAAATTACACAGTAACTATTGGCGCAGGTGGTGCAACAGCAAGCACTGCTATAAGAAATGCTGGATCTAATAGTGTTTTCTCAACTATTACCGCAACAGGCGGTGGCGGTGGCGGTGTTGGAAATGACGCTGCTCTTTACAATGGTGCAAACGGTGGATCAGGCGGTGGTGGTAGAGGAAATAGAAGTGGCGCAACTGGTGGAACAAGAACAGCATCTCCAGTACAAGGTTTTAATGGTGGAGCTGGTAATAATGGCGGTACATTTTATAGCGGCGGCGGTGGTGGTGCTGGTGAGGCAGGAAACACTGATGCCAATGGAGAAGGTGGCGATGGTTTATCAAGTTCTATAACTGGATCTGCCGTAACTAGAGGCGGCGGTGGTGGTGGATCAGGTAATTCATCACAACCTGTTGGTGGCACTGGCGGTGGTGGTTTGGGAAGTTTAGTTAATAGCACAGATGGAAGTCCTGGCACTGTTAATACTGGCGGCGGCGGTGGTGGATCAGGAGCATCAACTGGTGCAGCTGGTGGATCAGGTATTGTAATTTTAAGATGGACAAGTGGAACTATAACTATTGGTGCAGGTTTAACTGGTACAACATCAACTGCAGGCGGATACAACATAGCAACAATTACAGCTGGTACTGGAAATGTGAGTTGGGCATAATGGCACATTACGCATTCTTAGATAACAACAACATTGTTACAGAAGTTATTGTAGGTATTGATGAAACAGAAACTATTGAAGGTTTAGATACAGAAACTTGGTATGGAAACTTTAGAGGCCAAGTATGTAAGCGTACTTCATACAACGGCAATATTAGATATAACTATGCAGGCATTGGTTACACATACGATGCAGATCGTGATGCATTTATTGCACCAAAACCTGATAATTCTATTGGGTTTGATGAATCTACATGCAGATGGATAAGCCCTGAACCTGAGCCTGAGTTATGAAGCCATGGCTATGCGCTGCAGGTACACAGTTAAGAGATCAGATTGATACCTGGTACCCAGATCGTCGCTCTACCTCTGATGGGTGGTTGGGTGATGCTCGTCATTCCGCCACAAAATCGGATCATAATCCAGATGCAGATGGGTGTGTACGAGCCATTGATGTTGATTCTCGCTTGGATTCATC